CTTGACAGGTATTGCAGCGGGTGCAACTGGTGGTGGCAACGACGACATCTTCTACGAGAACGGTCAGAATGTTACTTCTAACTACACAATTACAAATGGGAAGAACGCAATGTCGGCTGGCCCAATTACAATCAATTCTGGCGTCACTGTGACAGTGGGCGCTGGCGAAACATGGACGGTGGTTTGATATGAGTACAATAAAAATACAGCCCAACTCATCAGGGTCGGGTACCTTCTCTCTTGCGTCACCCGGCTCTAACACCAGCCGTACGTTGACACTTCCAGACAGCACTGGTGTGTTGCTTAATGACTCAAGCTCACTAGCATCTAATAAACTTACAGGAGCCTTACCAGCTATTGATGGTTCTGCCTTAACGGGTGTTGGCGCTAGTACAGACTACGGGGCTGTTGGGACTTATGTTCATGGATTTATGACGACCACCGGCATTGTAGAAAATAGTACACATGCAGGAAGTGGTATCCAGCCAACGGCGTGGATGTGGTACTCGACGGGTACTGCAGATGATACTATGGCCCCGTCCTTTCAGCTCGTCAAAGGCGGAAACACTTTAAGTGGGACGTGGCGTGCGATGGGACGTGCAAACGCTTATTCGACTGGCAGCTACATGCGGCAGGTACTTTTTGTGAGGATTTCATAATGAGCATTACAATAACAGAATTCCGCAATGCGGCATCACTTCAAGCTGACAACCTCCGCATGAACGTAGAGATTAACCACCCACAGTACGGTTGGATACCTTACACTCTTGACTCAACTGATACAGACACCACGATTGACAATGGTGCAGTCATGGCCCTGATCAACACAGACTTCGCAGCATATGTTCCGCCTACACAGGCAGAGCTAGATGCAGACGCAGCTGAAGGGGTTCGTGCAGAGCGTGACAACATCTTAGCCACAGTAGTTGATCCTATTGTGTCTAACCCTTTGCGCTGGGCAGAGATGAGCGAAGCACAGCAAGCAGAGTGGTCATCATATCGTACCGCCTTGTTGAACATTACAACACAAGCTGGGTTCCCACACAATGTGACGTGGCCTACTAAGCCCGGAGGTGTAGTATGAGTACTATGAAAGTAAATAATATCACGAACGAGGCCGGCAATGGCGGGCCTACGTTCCCCGAAGGCTTAACTATAACTGGCACTCTCTCAGCCACAGCCTTTGGGGGCGCTTTAGCCGCATCTAATCTTACTGGTGCTTTGCCTGCTATCAGTGGTGCTGCTCTAACTAATCTTCCTGGTGGGGGTAAGGTTTTGCAGGTTGTTAGTTATCTTACTGCCACACAAGCCTCACAGACAGTATCTACGACGGATGTAGTTGTAAATGGAATATCAAAAGCTATCACACCTCTTGGTGCAAATAGCAAGTTCTTAGTAACAGTTCGCTGGGTTGGAGAAGTTAGTAGTGCATGGGATGTTTGTTTTAATATTCAAATGGATGGAACGAGAGTAAATATGAATAGTCAGGGTCGGGGTTATGGCCTTGGCTCACCTGTGCAAAGTTACATAGCTGACAACAACTCCTCAACACTAGAAAACTGTAACATATCAACACTGGTATCTACATCGTCAGTGGTCGGGACTGCAATAACCTTCCGCCTTGTTGCTGATTCAAATGGTGCAAAAACAATGTGGACTAATAGGTGTTTTGCCATTAGCTCAGACGCCTACGAAAAAGGCACATCAGAAATAATCATTACAGAGATAGGAGCATAACATGAGTTTAGATTTATTACAAGCAGCAAGCATCCTATATGGTGACTGCTCACAAGAACCTGATAGTGCTGACATTTACATTTCTACAGGTAAATTAACTGATGAACAAATGGTAGAGGTTACTATCAAAGCGACAGAGTTAAAAGCAGAATACGACGCTACAAAATACCAACGTGACAGAAAGGTTAAATACAATGCCTTAAATCAATTAGAACTAATTTCTGATGATGCTATCAACGGTACCACAACATATAAAGACGCTATCTTAGCTATTAAAGCTGAGTTTCCCAAGGAGACCAGCTAATGGCTATTACATTAAATGGAACAACAGGTATTGGAACAACAGGTATCACTACACCCTCTATAACTGGGTCTGGCACTTACATAGACTGGGTTCTTGATAGTGCTGTTGATATGCGCCTCTACAACACCGGAGACCTACACGTTGAAGGCAACGTCATTGCTTACTCTACAACAATCTCAGATAAACGCCTCAAGACTGACATTGTTAAGATTGACAGCGCCTTGGACAAGGTTGACCAGATCAATGGTTACACCTTCACATACACTACTGACGGTAAAAAATCCGCTGGTGTTATTGCACAAGAGGTTGAAAAGATTCTGCCCAGCGCAATCACTGAAAGCACATTGCCGCTCAAGATGGGTGAAGATGACAAAACCGAATATAAGACTGTTCAATATGACCAGCTTATTGGCTTGCTTGTAGAAGCGATAAAAGAACTGAAAGCAGAGATAGAAGAATTGAGAGGTCAGTAATATGGCATTACAAACATCAGGTCAAATATCACTCAATGACGTTAATGTGGAGCTTGGAAACAGTGGTACGGCTCAGATTGACATGGGCGGCTCGGCTGTTCGTGGGTTGTTTGGTATTGCGTCAGGCGAGATAGAAATGGCTGACGGCTATGGTAGGGCTAATGCGTTCACCTTTACGATATCTTCTAACATGCAGGAGGCTAACCTGTCCACACTGGCAACAGCGGCTGGGTGGGACGGCTCGGAGGCTGTTGATGTCACTGTAAACTCAGGTGTGTACTTGTGGGCTAACAGCACAGCAAACCCCGGCTTACTCGCTAATGTAGCAAACTGCACGATAAGAAACAGTGGTTACATTATTGGGAAAGGTGGTAATGGGTCAAACTATAATGGCGGCGCTGCTGGACCTGCGTTAAACATCACTGCATCAGGCGTAACACTTATTAACAACTCTTCTGGAATTATCGCTGGCGGCGGCGGAGGCGGCGGTGGCGTTAAGGACAGCACCGATAACGACAGAGCCCACGGCGGTGGTGGTTCTGGCGGCGGCAACGGTAGCGGATATGGGTCCGGTGCAGGTGGCGCTATTGGCAGCCTAGGCGCAAACGGAAATTTTGCCGGTGGCGGCTCAAACGCAACTGGCGGCGGCGGCGGGGGCGGTGGCGGCGGCCTTCAAAGTCAAGATGGCGGCGGTGCATACGGCGCGGCTGCTGGTGGAGGTAGACAACCATTTAACAATACAGCCGGGGTTAGCGCAACTGGCGGTGGAATTAGCGCGCGTGGTGGCATAGGTGGCAACTGGGGTGCGGCTGGCAACCCTGGTTCCGGCGTAGACGCACGAAGCGGCGGTGCTGCTGGTGCGGCTATCACAGGTTCATATACACTTGGCGCAAATAACGGCACCATATACGGGAGTTCTTAATGCAAATTCACGACAATTTCTTACCGCAATTTGCTTTTGATCTCATAAGGGACACTCTACTATCTAATGAAATGGACGCGTGGAGGTTGTCTAGAATTTTGAGCACAAACGACACTTACAATGCTCAAATGTGTATGACTCCTATGGACTATAACAACCTTCATCACATCATGCAGCCGTTTCTAGATAAGTTAGATGTATTGTCATGGCAAAGAATTAAGGCAAATTTGAATTTCAGAACAGAAGAGCACAAGTGTGGCGGATTTCATGTAGACATTGGAGAAGGGTTAAGAATACCAGGTTACAGTTACACTGGAATCCTATACCTAAACGAAAACAACGGATACACTGAGTTCAGAGATGGCACCAAGGTCGAGCCGTTGGAAAATAGGTATGTAGAGTTTACGGCAGATACAGAACACGCGGGCTTCACGCCAACTAATACTGACTTCAAGGCAGTTATAAATGTTAATTATGTCAGAAATCAATCTCTTTGGAGCGGGGTAAATTAGATGACTACAATTTGGCAATATTGTGGGACTGATTACGAAACTGAGGCTCTAGCCAATACCGCAGTTTTAAACACAAAGTCACGACTCGATAACAACCCTACCGATTGGGTAGTTGTTAAAGAGCTTTCAGGGAGCGCTGCTACTGGCTGGTCAATCCCAGTAAATACATTAACAGACAGCGAGATAAACAGCCTAGACACAACAAAATTCTATAGTGTCGCGTCTGTTAAACACTCAGATGTGGACTTTGGTTTGACTTCTTCTGAGGTGACTGCAAAAGTTGCTCAACATCGTGCATCATACGCAGTTTTCTTGCAGGTTAATGTTATAGTCAGAATAGAGGACACAGTTTTTACTGAGTACGCCCCCACCAATGTAGATATGGGGGTTTATACGGCCGACTAATAACTTAAAGGAGAATAAAATGGAAAAGAAACAAACACAATCCATTACTATTAACGACAAAGAATACACTGCAGACCAACTTACTGATAAGCAAAAGATGCTAATTAGCCACCTATCTGACTTAGATCGTAAGATCGGTTCTACTAGATTTAACTTAGATCAATTACAAGTTGGTCGAGATACCTTTGCTAAAATGTTGGAGGAAGATTTAGAGGTTCCTGAAGCAGAAGAGGCGGCATAGTCCCCTATTAAAAGGAGAAACCCTCCTTCCCTATTATTATATATTATATAAGTTATACTTAAGGAAACACAGGTATAACTTAGTTATCTAAGGAGAAACACAGATGACCACAGACTACCAAACATTTATTCACCTTTCTCGTTACTCTCGTTGGTTAGAAACAGAACAACGTAGAGAAACCTGGGATGAAACAGTTAATCGTTATATGTCTACTTGGAAGGGTATGATAAGTGATAAGCTATACAAGGAGTTAACTTCTTCTATTTCTTCTCTCGGTACCATGCCATCCATGAGAGCTATGTGGGCTAGTGGCCCTGCTCTTGAACGTAATAATATTACAGGTTATAACTGTTCCTACCTTAAGGTGGATACTTCCCGTGCATTTGATGAGGCTATGTATATCCTTATGTGTGGTACGGGTGTTGGCTTTTCTGTGGAAGCTATTGATGTTAATAAGCTACCCATTGTTAATGATCACTTTGAACTTTCTGGCCGAGTAATCTCTATTGAGGACTCTAAAGAAGGGTGGTCTAAAGCACTTCGTAAACATATTGCTGACCTCTATCTGGGAAGAGTACATTCTTTTGATTACTCTAAAGTTAGACCAGCAGGTGCTAAGCTAAAAACAATGGG